CTCTGGCACTCTCATTGATAGCTCCCTTACATAATCTAAAAGCTCTTCATCTAATTTCACTTTCTCTTCAAATTGCAAACTATCATAAAACTCATCACCATCAAAAATAGTAGATAGCCACTCCCCCCAACTCCACCCCCAAGACCTCTCAGGAGACCTCATATACCGATGAAATACTAAATAAGCACACTCTTCTTTTGAATGGTTTTCCCACTGTTCATATGGCAAAACATTCAAAACTAACTTCTCGAACCATTCCTCTACATTAAGCTTTCTGACTGACATAGCTCCACCTCCTCTTGATTTTTTTTGAACCACTGATTATACTGTTCTTATCTCTCCTCCATACGCATCACCTCCTTTCTTAAGGCTCCGCCTCCTTAGCCCGCCTACTCTGCAAGGCGGGCGCTTTTTATTGCTCTAATGGTCTTATGTCAATATACAAATTACCTCCAAGTAAAATCTCCCCTGTTATTTCACATCGCCAGATATATTCTTCTATGCCGTGTTTTTTTAAAATTTCTTTTATGCTTCTTTTCATCTCTGCATCTTGGTCTTTGATCTGTTCATAAATTTGATAAGTCTCCCATTCCTTCTCTGTTAGCCCCTCTTGCCGTAGCTTCCACTCTAAATCATAATGTTTCTCATTTACCGCCCGAGTATACTGCAATAAATCAGACCGTATCTCAAGCGCTCTATCAAATCCACCCCTCCAAATCCTTACTCTGAATTTAGCTCTGGGATAATACATCTTAAGAATACGCTTGACCTCTCTTCCATTAATATCTCTCCGCATGGCTCCACCTCCTCGTTTTATAGAATAAAAATTTCAACAGTAAACTTATACACCTTATCTTCTTTTTCTTCATATTTTTCAAAACAATAACATAAATCATCCTCATCGTAACAAATATTAAATCTCCATCCTCGGAATTTTCTCTTAGCCACTTCTTCTACCCTCAATCTTACAAATGGGTTGGGGATTACCTTTACAGCATAAAAAAGCGATAGATGACAATGACACATGTCTGGCTTTACATTGAATACTTTTTCAAAAATTGATTTGAGTTCTTGCTCCTTGCTCATAGCTCCACCTCCTCGGTAGATTAACCCCAGGGGCTAAAACCCCTGGGTATGTTTTTATTGTTTATTTACATATCCCCTTAGCCATCCGATCATTTCTTCTTTATGAGCCATTTCATTAATGTATTCTAAAAGCTCTATTACATAGATTAAAAATGCATTTTTTAACTGTTGTCTTAATTCTTGTTTCAATTGTTCATTGATCGCCTTCTTTTCATAATAAACCAAAGCCTCTTTGAAAGTTTCTTTTACTAATTCTTCCCCATAATGTTTATTTAAAAAATAAATCTGATACATCAACTCCCGTAATTCCTCTGAAGGTTTCATCATGATCCTTCTTTCCATGGCTCCCTCCTTTTTTTTATTTAAAAAATAAAATACCTTAACAAATACAAAATGTCAAGTCGGATTTTAGCCGATTATCTTCGGTTTTTAGCAATTTTCAGGATTTAAGCTTGTATTGCTCGCTTTTTCTTAAACTCTCTTATTTTTTTAAAAAAACCCAAAAACCCAAAAAAATAAGAAGACTTCGGGGAATGATAAGAAATTTTGGGAAATATTATTTAAAGGAAGCCTTGCCCTGATAGATCTTAAAAAGTCTAAAAATCTATTTATTTCCCTCTTTTTTTTATCAATTTTTCAAAATCTTTTAAATTCATCACTACTAAATCATTGCCATGATGCCTATTAGTTATATGTATTATCAAAATGGGTATTTTCCCTTTTGCATTTCTCACAGCTTGTTCATACCATGACAATATCGCCACAGACTTCCTGCTTTTTACTTCAATAGAAAATAAATCCGTGACCACATCTTCTTGCCCCAAAATCCCCACTCGCCTGCCATCTAATTTTTTAGCTATCGCTCTCTCAACCGCTTTTGCTCTCCTCCTGTTTCTCTTGACTATGCTCATTTCCTTATCTCCTCAATAGAATTATAATTAAAACTCAACGATAACTCAGAAAAATCTTTTAAAATACCTTTTTCGACTTTTAATAAATCATCCTTCAGCTTCTCATCATCTTTGTTCCTATTTACCATAATATATACACATACCCCATTTTTTGAAGCTTCAACTAAAACTAATGACACCTTATTAACTTCATAAAATCTACGAATAACCTCCGAAATTATATCCCACCTGTCCATTCCACTCATAACATACCCCGTTTTTTATTTTTAATTAACCAAGCCAAGAAGCCGTGCCCGCATGCATCTGCTTAACCTGATTCGCCCACTCTTTTTCCCACTGTTCAACCACTCTTTTTGCAACTCTATCAAGCGTCTTTTTAAACATAAAATGTTCACTGTAAACCTTTAAAGCAATAAGCTTTCTTGACTTTGCTAATCTTCCAAATACGAGAGGAGTTCCACCCTTGCCCCTCGCAATAAATACTCCTGCAACCTCTAACCCAGTTCTAAATCTTCCCCCCTTCATCAATGTTCGTCTTCCCCTAATAATCTCTACCTGCACACCAGTTCCACTAAGTCTTGTTCTTGTTTCTCTTATTTCAAAAGCAGAAGCTCCCTTCCCTCGATGCTTTATGATGCGTTTTTTGACTCCTGATCCAATTTGAACAGGCTTAAAGTAGCTCAAAATGATTGGCTTTCCTGCAACTGTAATCTCCCCCTCTAACGGTCTCGTTGTCACTGTGATTTTTCTATCAAGGTCTGATTTCATAATATTGAACCCAAGCTTATTCCTAATCTCATCTGATGCTGCCGTCTTCCCTGATCTCACAGCTCTCCGAAGAGCAAAGTTGATAGCTTTGATAACTTGTTTTGAGTTATAACGATTTAAAACTTTTTCAATCCCTTCTATTTTAATTGTCACTTCCATAAAAAAACCACCTGGATTTCCATTCTTCAAATTTTTTGCTCTCTTTATAAATCTTTAACGAATAAGAATAATTGATTTCACAAGCAGAACGATATTGAATACATATGTTATCTTTTTTATGAACACAAACTTGCTTATCATTCTGCAGACAGTTTATGTATCCTTCATCCCATTTGCATGAGCTATTTTCTTTTAGAACTTTTTGACAAGATCTATTGTAGCATTGATATGTAATATAGAGCAATCTGCATTTGTTTAGTTTGTGCAATTTAAATAGTATATATGCATGAGAAAAATAATAATCAATATGGTCTTTTTCTTGCCAGTGATAAAAACCCGCTTTTTTTAGCTCCTCATCAAACCACTTTTGAGTAATCTGAAAATAGCCTATTGACCCATGCCCATCCAGAGAAGTGACCCAACGGCAATTGCTTTCTATTTTTGCTTGAGCCACACTAAACCAGTATGGGTAATCAATTCCAAAAAACCATTCATGAGACTGTCTTATTTTTAACAAGTTGCATGCTTTAGCCGAGTGCGAAAATGAGACAAGAACAAAAAAGAATAACAAAATAGTAAACTTTTTTTTCATCTTCACTCCATTCTATTCTACCAAGTCTAAATCTTCTGAAAACATATGCCAAAAAATACCACCAAGCCACCAAGAAAGTCTTCTTAATTACAACTTGGACGGATGGGAAAAGTTCAAAAATAAATCCTGATACAAACAAAATAAATGCCAAAAAAATTATGATTATTTCAAGCCACCATTGCTTTATGAATTCTTTCATTTACATACCTCTCTAAGCAATTTAAACACATTATCTATTTTGTCAATCTATTTCATTAAAAACATTAAGAATATTAATCCACTCATAGCCCCGTATATAAACCACTTCCCTTTCTCAAATAACCCTGTATGTTGTTTTTTCTCGCACTCCTTCAACGCTGTATTATACAATTGCTTTTGATTTTTATAAAGCTCTATCTGCTCTTTTAATAATTGATTTTGCTCTCTTAGTATTTCATTTTGCTTCTTCAAATTTTCAACCAAAGCCTCATACTCTTGAACTTCTTGCTCTAATACTCGCTTTTGTTTTAATTCTACAACTACCTGCTTAGCTTGCTCTTCA